CTTTGGGAGCTCACTCCTTTCTCTTGGGTGGTGGATTACTTTTCTACTGTAGGCCCGTGGTTGGAAGATATGTTTTATACTCTTCCTGGGACAACGATTTATGTTTCCCAATCCACGAAGTACCACTGCGACACACTTAGTACTGGAGAGTTTATACCACAATCGGCAGCTTCTATGAAGGTGTCGGGAAATGGCGGACAATCCAAGAACAGATATGTGTCGTTTAATCGCGAAAAACTTTCCTTACTCCCCTCGCGTGCTCTCCGCATCAAAAGTGCGGATGAAATCGCAAAATCCGGGGTGTCCAAGCTTTTAAACTTGGCCTCCGTTATAGCTGGGCATTACGGTCCGAATCTTTGAGGTTGACCTCTCATTGATAAGGGTCGTGGGCTTAGCGTTAGAAAGGACATACTTTGTCTTTCGCACCCGCATCACCCGCAACAGGCGCAACGGTCACGGGATTAACTTCCCCGACCTATACGCTTCTCACTGACGTAGCTCCGAACATTAACGGCAAGCAATATGCAGTTAGTGCACTCGGTGGAACGCAGACGAGCGTCGATGTGAACAGCGTTTCTAAGCCGTTTACAACGTCGTTTTTCAGGCCTCCAGTCTTGAGAACGTTACCGCAGGCAAATCCTGTGACGGGCGTAATCAAGAATGTTCCCCTCAACGTGTATAAATTTATCACGCGTAAGGGAGCTGCTCCTGCTGTGAACCAGAGCATTATGGTGCCTAAAATCACCACGATAATCGAAGTTCCTGCCGGGGTCGATACTTATGAACCGGAAGAGATTCGCGCGATGATCAGCTGCCATTTTGGCATTGGCTGGGAGCAAGCGAGTGGTATTTCGGTCACGGTGTTGACAGGTGTCCTTTGACCTGGGCTCGAGTTGGTACTGCCGGGATTGCGGTTGCTTGCGCACTGATTCTTATTGCGCATGCTCCCGCGATTTTGACGGACCCGATTCAAACTGCTGTTTCCCAGGTCCGCTGGAACGCCTACAAGACAGAAAAAGCCGAAGCTGCCGCTTTGGGGTCGGAAACGATCCCAGAGGTAACGGTAACGTCGGTGAAGAAGACTAAGTAATTGGTCTTCTGGGTTTTAAACCCATTCTGTCATTCTTGGTTAAACCGTTATAATCATCGGGAGATATCCTGTGAGTAAAAGTAACGTTTCGTGTGGGGAATTGCGCCTTGCGGCGTTTTTCAACACACTGTCAGAAGAGCTTCTTGCTAGTGGACCGCAAAACGCGGCGGTCCACCGGCAGGTACAACGTGCTCGTAAAAGAGCACGCTTCCGTAGAGAAGATCTTCGCGGGCTTGCAATCGCCGATTTCTTGGCGATTAACGAACGTGTTGGTGAAATCCAAAAGGTTTCACCACCGTCTCAAGCTCTCGATCGAAGGATAGTTGATAACGCTCGTTATTTTGTTACTAACATTTTAGAGCGTTTCACTTCTTCCTTTGATGAGTTGGCGATACAGCAGCCACTCGAGATGTCATACTTGTGGTCGAATTGGCGGTTTGGTCCCGGCGCCAGCAATGGCGTCAAAGGATCACATGCTGCTGACAAGATCTGGCAAGCAATGACTTGTACCGCTCTGTGCGAACCTTTGGTTCATAAACTGCGTAGTTACAGCCCTTACTTCGCGTCCAGAGATGGACAACAAGGAGTTTCGGGCACAACGCAGGTTGAAGGTTCAAAACTGACGACCGTACCAAAAAACGAGGACACTGAACGTACAATTGCCATCGAACC